TCAAACGTGGCTAGAATATCGGTTGATGTCAATGCTTCGACATGATCGCCGACATTCTTGGGGGATGGGGCCAGTGTTTGAGAGCCCTTTGCGTACATCTTATAGATCTCTTCGGCAGACATAACATAGTCAGTAACGAAGACCGAGTCGATTTGACCGGTATACCGCTGACCATTGTTTGTGCAGCAACCGATATGAAACGCATTCGGCACGAGCGATGTCAGCACATTTGATGTGCCAATCAAGCGTCCATCAACATACGCCTTACGCTTGATGCCATCGGCTGGCGCATTCTCTTCGGTTACAACAACATAATGCCAAAGCCCATCGTTGATCATGGGATAGGAAATGACATCTTGTCCACTGGTGCAATACAAAATCCCGTTCATACTGATACGTGCATCAGCATCTGAAGTGGTGCCCCAAGCCACAACAGTCATGGCACCGCCTGCGGTCGTCTTAAACCATGCGCCAAAAGAACGTGTAGCCAACCCACTGGGAAGTCCAGTTTCACCCGAAGCCAGATCATTTGCGCCATTGAAAGCCACGCCATTCCCGGGGGTACCATCTACACCTGGGCCGTTGGTAACGCCACCTTCATTGATCAGTACGACGCCATTTGATCCCTCATCGCCAAGCGAACCTGCCGAGAAATTGTAAAGACGTAGAGGTTGTGTTGAGAAATCAGAAATGCTCAATACGCCGCCTTTACGACGCCGATGCACGTTGAGCGACAAACGCGAAGGAGCTACACCTAGAGTATGCGGAATCTTTGCGCAATATAGGTTACGAATCTGTTCTTCCGCGAGAACGTCAGCTGTTATGAACGCTTCGTCCAGACGTCCTACAAACGGCGCACCAGCTGGGTTTGCTGCGTCGGCCCCATCAGTTGATCCAATATTAAGTGGGCACCCGTTTTGTAGAATCAATCCCGTAATGGGATTCATACTATTGAGAATGCCATCAATATACAACCGGACCATGCTGCCATCGTAGGTACCCACAGCAAAGTGCCAACGATCGTCGCATACATCAAATGTGCCATTAGCAGACATTGCCCCAGCGGCAGTGTTTACATAAGCATCCGCTTTTTGGCTACCGTTGATCCACAACATGTAACTAGTACCACCAGAGCCACCCCAACGACTGATCAACCCCATTGCCGGAGCATCTCGCTTAGGCGACTTGAACCAAATTCCCCAAGAACCAGTTTTGATCCTAAGCGCATCGCTTGCGCCGGTATCCGAAATATAAAGTGATTGAGCCGCAGAACCTACATACTTCGCCGCAGTATTGGCTAGACCATTGATACCGATACCCGTAGGAACCGCACCTTTGTTCAGCAAATTTCGGCCGTTACCGCTTGCATCTGTCAGATCTGAAAGATTCCACAAACCAAGAGGAGCTGATAGCCCCATGTTTGTGAAATCAGCTGCGGTAAGCTGTCGCCCAGCACGAATCTGACCAGCAAGGCCAACATCGAGAATTGGTTTTGCTACGAGAATAGGAAGATCTTGCCCAACAGGTCCCGTAGGTCCGGCAGGTCCTCGAACACTACCGGCATTGATCTGGGTTCCGTTGTGTTGCGTAAGGATTAGATTGTCACCGACAACATCACCATCAACAACGGATGCTCCCTCGATTGCGAGCATTCGCTCAGCGGTTAGACCTGTAACTGTAGCCATATTTCACCTCCTTACTCGTCATCCGGGTATGTGGTGGAGATCGTGTACGTGGTTGCGTCCAAATATGTCGCATCCGCGCCGTCGATCTGGAAGGTAGTGCTGTCGATCATCGAAATATAGTCATTCGACTGATCAATTGCGGTCCAAGTACCATCGCCATTGTCAACGATGATGAGAACGCCGATTGCGTTGAAGAGATTCCTGATCTCATCGATGGGTGGAAGCCGAGGATGTGTATCGACAGTCCCCCAGATGATGTCCTCGATGGTTTCAAGCACATTAGGATCAGTCTTCGTTGAGTCGATAGCAATATGAACCGTCGGACGATAGCCCATGACCTTCGGTGGAGTTCCAGTTAGCGTCCAACCGAACTCGACCGGCTTGAGCGGATTTCGGATCGTCTCGAAAATATACGCATCCGGATTGGCGACCAAGTTGTAAAAGATGTGGATCTTATAGCCAAGACTGACACCATCTACATCATTGCCGAGACTCGTCCGGTAGGACAAGTTAAAGCTTTGTGGTGGTTGATCGTAATAGACCAATCCCTCGGCGGCTGCTTCGATACCAACCAGAGAATCCAACTCATCGGGGTAGGTGAGAGCACGGAGTCTGCCCGAAAATTCCGCCGGGAGCATTTTCTCCAAATACTTCACGCCATCAAGGAAGTAGGATTGATTCTCCTGGAGGGAACTGTCCTCAACAGCAGTCAATCCGTTCCATACCACAGCTGTACCGTCGTGCAAGTACAGAACTCCACGATCAACGCCCGTCTGGAAGAATCGTTCACCGACTCGATCCCATTGAAGAGCTGTCACGCCACCTCCTTTCTACCCTTTGGTCCCCAGTTGCGCTTTACGCTGAGCGTTCAGCTCTCGATTGCGAGCGGCGATCTCAGATCGACTCATCTTCTTCGGTTTCGCGTTCTTGACATTGCATACTCTGATCAACGTGAACAGCCGATTGAGATGCCAGTATTGCGCTTCCCAATCGATGGCAAATGTGACCATCCAGTAGTAGACGAGTTCAGAAGTGACGATCTCTCTACTCTTGGGTGCTCCTGGCGCTTCATTGAACCAAGTAGCTGTCATCTTTGCGTCGATGTACTCGTTGATCTCAGATAGATTCGCTTCAGTGAGTCTGGAGAAAATTTCCTCTGGAACTTCAGGGGTCAAGATCATGGCTCTGATGTAGCCAACTACCTCTTCCGTGGTCTTCTCAGTTGCACCAAGGAAAGGCTTCTCGTAAATGGACTCCCATTTTGACAGTGAGACCAGAGAATGCTCCAGCTCCAAGACAGTGTCGCCAACATTGACGAATTCTTGAGTAGCTTCGTCGAAGTGTTCGACTCCTGGAACTGTAAGTTTGAGCATTCCCTGGTCTCCTTCTGTCGGACCCCACTGAGTTTAGTAAGCGAAGACCCAGTCGTCGTCGCCTTCGATGTAGTAGCCCTCGGTGGCCTGAGCCTCGATGAGGACTTCCTGACCGACCGCCAGCGCAGGCAGAGCGCCAGACGCCTCAGTGCCATCGGCCTTCCACGTGACACCGGTGACGGCGGGCAGAGTGACGATGTGCGTCGCCGAGTCGTAGGCCGGAGCGTTGGCACCCGTCAGCTTGACGCTGGTGGAGGTACCCTCGAACAGCCCGAAGACCTCGTCCGGAAGTGGCATCCGGGGATCGACACCTTCCGACCCGTAGAGGATGCCCTCGAGCGTGGCCAGAGCGGCCGCATCGACCTTGGTGGAGTCGACGGTCAGGAGGGCCGTGGGCTTGTAGTCCGCGACCTGGACGGGAGCCGTGGTGACCTCCCAGCTGAACGCGATCGCCTCGGGCGAGTCGTTGATCGTGGCGTACGCCTTCTCCGACGGAGCCGCCAGGGCGCCGTAGATCAGATGCAGCTTGTAGCCGTGATCCGTACCGTCGAGATCGTTGCCGACCCTCGTGCGGTATGCGAGACCGAACGACTTGCGCGACTGCTGACCGATGGCGACGCCGTTGACCGGAACCGCCGTACCGTCGCACTGAGCGAACTCGTCCGGGTAGGTGAACGCCTCAATGGTCGCGCCGAACTCCTCGGCGGAGACCAGGTTGAGATACTTGATGTTGTCTGCGTACTGTGGGGAGGACTCAGCGCCCGTGGGTGACTCGGTGACGGTCGTCAGACCGTTCCAAGCGTAGCCCTCGTTGTACTGACCCGACTGATTCGGGATGTACAGGACACCGTGATCGACGCCGGTTTCGTACAGCCGCTCGCCGACCTGATCCCAGGTCAGAACTGTCATTCTTTTCCTTCCGCTCAGAAGAATATGGTGTAGACGTCGTGGTTCAGGTTGTCGGCTGTAAAGAACCGATTGAATGTGCACATCGGAAGCTCAGCCACCCTACCTGGGAGGACACTATCCGGATCTCGATCAATAACCGTCACCATGTACCGCAAGGTATGACGATAAGGACCATTGTCTGCATGAACAGTCTCTGCGTAATCCCTATGGTACGTGATGCAGGGATACTGCATTACCAGATTCGCAGGTGGCTGAAAATATACGTGCTCCGTGATTGTCTCAAGGAGTGATTGGAGCTGCAGCCTGGGGGCCATTGTACACCTCCCCAAGCCGCAGGAGAAGGCGGGGAGTCTGCACTTCGACATTAGAAATTGTCCACAGAGCCCCCGCCCATTCCACGTATTTAATGGCAAAGAAATGGTCGTTTGCGTAGGCATCAGCCACGATACTGATCGAATTGCTCACGCTGAGATCGACGTTGAGGTCTTCACCTTCAACATTACGCTTCATGTTCCGGACGACGTCGCCGAAATATGATTTCTCAACGATCTGATCGACCCATACGCCGGGTGCGGTTTCTACCTGCTCACCATACCCGACGCGACCATAGAACCTCGCCATTTAGACCTCCGGTTAGGCCGAGTTCTTGAAGGTCCACTCGTCGTTGACGTTGTCCGCGAAGTAGTACGCGGGCGTCGACGGCTCAGCGGTGACCTTGAACGACTGCCCCTCGGCCAGAACGATCGGCGTGGCGGTGTCCATCACGGCGCCGGTGTCACCGCGCTTGTACGTGACACCCGTGATGGTCGGGACCGTGACCGTGTTGCTGGCGAAGGACGGCTTCGTCGGCTTGACGAGCACCGAAGCGACGTCGACCTTCCGAACCACGAGAGCGGAACGGATCTTCGTGAGCGCGCCGGAAAGGCGGGTTTCCAGCAGGTACTTGTACTGGTTGTAGTCGATGTCGAAGTCGTCGAAGAACGCGACGTCGCCACCCTTGTCCGCGCCGAGGGTGTAGTCCTTGAGGTTGACGATGATGCCGACGATCTCCGGCTCGTCCTCCATGACCTCGACCTCGACGATGTTCGCGACGCCCATCGCGGAAGCCAGCTCGGCCTTGTTGTTCCACAGGCGACGGCCCATCCC